GTGATGTTTTCTTTTCGACCGGTAGATTTTTCTCTAATGACTTTTGTAGCTTGTCTCTCTTATCCATGATATATCCATTATGATGTTAGTACTATAACTGATCCACCCATTTTTGCATGGTTTTTACAATAGTAATACATTTGTTCCGGTGTGTTTTCTACTACCGCGAACGTAGTTGTTGTTGAGGTATATGTTACCCCAGTTGTATACTCTGTTCCACCTGCTGTCCATGTTCCATCTACTGTTGTTGAAAAACGTATTGGATGTGCAGCTGGGTGAGTAAATATATATGTGTTTCCTCTATATAAAGTTAAAGTAGGTTGTTGCTGTGCAAACAAGTAGAACTTATTAGCAGTAAACGTTAATGTGACATTGTTGCCAATATTTTGTGTAGTATTTAAAGTAATTTTTGTTGGAGAATCAATACTGGATATCTGTGGAGTTCCACTTATACCTGTTCCACTTACTGTATACCCGACCTGTAATCCAGTAGTATTATTAATCTGGACTTCTGCTGAGGAAGAAACGGCTGCTGCTGTTATTCTTGTTACTGCCACAGGCTGCACGTTTACTGTGTATTGGAATTGATCTCCACCAACTACAAACTGGTTTTCATCATAAGCTACCGTAACTACCTTAGTGGACGATGTATCTGAAGGCCTAACCGTATAGTTTAATCCTTCATAGAATTCGCCTGTCTGTTGGTTTTCAAAGTCAAGATTAACTTCTCTTATTACACTCTGATCTACTGTTGGGCCATAGAACTTCATTTTCATAATAAAGTCTAAGGTATAAGTTAATACCCTTCTTTCTTCAAAAGAGCCTTCATATTCATCTGCTATAGATACTCCGGTTAATATAACTGGTACATCCTGCTTATAATCAAAGTTAGAAACTGGCTTAATTGATAATGTATATTCTGGCTGAAAGTATGGCAGTATTTGTTCTATTATTTGTAAACCATCGTCTTGGTTTTTAGCCAAAATACTTAATTGCATACCAATATTGTATGCGGTATAATTCTGGATTGTTTTCTTTTTCTTTACATCAGATGCGTGATCTTCTACAACCTTATTTCTTTTCTGTCCTTTTTGTACCACATCCAAATCTAAAGATGTTATTTCAAAAGACATACGGGGTAATTTAATACCCATTGGGGCGTCGAAACCTGTCTCTTGGTCTAGTCTAGCTAAGAACTTTTGTTTCGGTCCATAAGCTAAAGGAACTCTTACCTGATTTACGATAGATCCATCTGATTTTTTCCTAACAACAGCTATATCATTAAACAGTGTACCAAACACTGCTACTGATTTTCGCATTGTTGCATGATAGAAATGAGTACCGAACATTAATATGTCTCCGAAGGATCACCGAATGGATTACTTTCTGTAAAGTCTATAAATCCATCTGCGGTTATTTCAAATTCTACGTTTTGCGATGCACCATCCGTATCGAATGTTTCTGTTGTATCTGTTAATCCATATAACTTAGTAACATAAGCAGTAAAGTTAGAAGTCATCCCTGTGATAGGGTATTGTGTGGAAACAAGAAAGTCTTTTGCAACTCCATCACTATTAGAAACTTCAATATTAGAAACACCTATTTGTGATACTGTGTCGGATGATTTAGTTCTATTTTGAACCTCACCTCTTAATTCAATATCAAGACCAGCTGCTGTAACACCCACCGTTTGTCTTACCATCTCGCCAATCTGGAAATGATTTCCACCTGTGATAGCTAAATCCATTGTGACTTGATAAGCACCTGCACCTGTTTTAAGATCTATATCTTCTACGCCTGTATCGAAATCTTCGTCTGCATATTCGAATAATGAACATTGCATTTTATATACTGGTAAGTTAGATAACTGATAGAAAGGTGAATCGTCTTCGACATATGATATTTCAAAGAATGAATTAGTCATTGGAAGGAATATAACATCTCCTTCTTGTGGCTTAGGATTTGTTAAGTCAGAAGAAAATATACCTATAATCTTTTCCCATTGTCTTCGGGAGATTACAAAGGTTGCTTCGTCTTTTATGTCTACACCAAATTTAGAAAATAAGTCTCCTGCACCTTCGAACCCGTCTACATTTTCTAAGTAAGCTTCTATTAAATATGCATCGTCGAATCTAGATGCCGGATCTTCATTTAATACATCATCTCTATTCACTAATGTTCGCGGAATGTAATATACATCCTGTCCGAATATTTTTAGGCTTTCAATAACTAAATCTTCGTAAAGACTTTGTTCTGTTCTGACTGCCTGTGAAAAGAAAACGTTTCTTGGCATGGTTTATCCTACGTAGAAATCGACTGGTTGTTCCCAATTTAATCTACACTCTTCCTCTAATTTTAATAGTTCTTCATTTGCATCATCAAAGAGTTGTCTTCCGTTAAAAGTAACCCCACCAGGCATTACCATACCTTCAAACTTTAATAGGTTTGTTCCCCATTGTCTTTTAATAAGTGCAGTGGCATATTTCTTTAAGAAGTAATCATTATAAACTTCTGTATAAGTATTTGGATCAATTATTCTATTACATTCTATAATAATGTATTCACCTGCTTCAACTTCTTTTGCCCAATCCATATCTATTCTTAATTGATCTTTATGTTTATCAAAGCTTAAATGTTTCTTACCACTGTCAATTACCATATCTAATAATGATAACCATTGTTGTGTCATAACATATTCGCTTAATGAACCTAAAAATCCTAGCGAGTATATATCATTTAAGTGCATCTGATATTTAATATCAAACATATTTGTAGATGAAACTGCTTCTTTTATAGGAAATACCTGTATTACATCTTGAACTAATTCTGGTATATCTATATACCCATTTTCCATATTACCTTTTACTATAGAAGCTACAGTCGCTGTTGCACCTGAATCTGTACCTGTGATGGTTTCATTAGCAGCAAACACTTTGCTAAAATCTACTAAGACATTATATGTAATTTTAGTTCCAGTTGCTGTTTTGATTAAAGCCTTAGCGCCTGATGTTCCACCAGTAATTATTTCACCTACTGTAAAATTACCAGCAACAGCAGCACTTAGAGTTAAGGTTGAATTTGTAACCTCGTGTTTTAAGAATACTTTTTCTACTGCATCTGAATGATAAAATTGATAGAATTGTAGAGCTTCGTCTATTCTATCATCTATTTGGTCATCATCTACATTAATTTCTAACACGGGTGCACCCAGTGATCTTAAACAGTGATCCGATAATGTTGCTTTACTATTTGGTGCTGCCATATTTAATACCCTTTATTCTATTTATATCCTTTTATATCCTACTTAAATTATTCATCTGGTTTACCCATTGCTATTAATGAATCATAGGCTGCATCATCTCTTGCTACCCAATCTGTCATGGAATCGGTTATATCAGTCCAACTATAACCAGGATCAACCGGAATACATATCCATTTATTAGCTCTAGTTGTAACTGGGTCGCCATTCGAGTCTCTCAGACCTGAATAACAATTCAATTCAACCACTATAGAAGGTGTGCCATTTATAGTTAATCCTGCTTCAGATTCTATAGCTAAAGCAGCATCTGAAACATCGGCTTGTTCACCTGGATTTTGGTAATCAACAACTGTCCATCCGCTCGGAACATTATTTAATAAATCGTGAAACGGAATACCTGATGTGAGTTCTTGTTCGTCATTGTGGATAAAATATTTAGCCATTAGAATGAACTCCTAATTGATGAGCCAGCACCTCCGCCGCCTCCGCCGTAGTTATTTCCAACAGGGCCACCCGGAACATATGAACTAGGACCACCAGAAGTATTATTTGAAAGTATACAAACTACACCACCACCAACACAACCTGCACCAGCACCTGAAACACCATCATGGGCATTACCTGTTCCCTGTCCTTGTGAATAAGCTCTACCTGTTCCTGTCCATGTACCGTCTACAAATATGTATAAACAACCTGAAGTGCCGTCAAATGTATTATCGATTGGTGAATATGGTCTAGAAAGATAATAATTATTTCCTATCGATGCTCTTTTATCTTCAATATTTACATCTTCTCCGTATCCGTAATAATGAAAATCCTTTGGATTAGTATTGCCGCCTTGACCACCCCAAAAATTTAAATTTGTTGTTGAGTCATCACCATATATAACACCTGCTGGATTACCCGAACCACCCATTTGTCCATAAATATGAGAGTATGAAGTTATACA